ATTTTCCTGTCTTCTCTAAACCAATCGCCATCTTGTATTTTATTATTCGTAGGATTTCTATCCCAATCACAATACATCGGGTTGCAAGTTCTTACGCTGGGTTCGCCATTTATGATTCCTACATGCCCTATTTCACAAGAGCCTATTATGGCATGTTCCCATAGTTCTTGAAAAATATTGTGCAGATCTAGCTCATATTCTAGATATTTAAGTAATTCATTTCCCCATTTTTCTCTAATATCTTGCAATGAGTAATTTTTCCACTTCTCTAGTTCTTGAAAGGATCGAGGTTCTTCTTCTGACATTTGAGGGGCTTCACTTAAATCTTCACCTAGTATATTTGCTATTTCGCTTAATGCAGTTTTCTTTACAACTTCTGATAATACTTTTTCTTTGATAGATACAGCTTCTCCGTTAATAGCCATAACTGTATAGTTAAACGGTCTCGATAACTCCTCTCCTTTTAATAAATTAATTTTATTAATAATAAGATTATAATCTCTCATCTTGGAGGGTTGATTTAGATTTAATTCTGAGCCATCTAACCCATAGGGTTTAGTAACATAGTTAAAATCTGAAGGGTCATAAATAGAATTTACTAAATTATAGTTTGCTTTTAATTTTAATTTTCTATCATTTTTAAGGATGTCAGTCCCGGATATACCCAGAATACCATCTATATTAGCTTCTTTCCAAGTTTTTGTATCCTTTACAGCTTGAGAGACTGCTTGAGGAGGACGTTCTGTATATTTTCTTTTAAATGTTTCCCTTGTGTCGTAACTCATATATTTATTTATAATACTTATCTAAAGAAATAAAAAATTTATCTATTACTTTTTTCTTATGGACATCTACTTTTATTCTATAATTCTGATTCTTTAAAGTAATTACGAGTAATAACGCAATAACTCTATCAAAGTTTCCTTTATCATTATAATTAATTAATTCATCCAGTATAGGAATAGAATTTATAGTATTTAAATTTAATCCTCCTTCAGAATTTTCTTCCAGTAACCAATCATTTAGTAAAAGAATCATATCATTTTTAATTGCAGCTGTCATATGTATTCCAAACTCTCTATGGACTGAAGTATTTTCTAATGCTTTTAGTATCGTAGGTTGTTTTGCGAAATAATGCTGTCTATTTGTATGTTTAGCCTGTACAATTATAGTATTTCTTTCATTTTCATACAGGCATTCGGCATTATAGTACATTAATAATTTTAATACATTCTCATGGTGTTCTTTTGCTGTTTCTGGTCTGGCTGTATATTCTGCTACTATTCTGTGACTAGATTGATCTGCGCCTATAAAATTCTTATATATAATCGTTGATCCTAGGGAGGTTGTAGTAGATTGATCTTGATCAATAGGGTCTAGTCCAGCATAGTAACATCCCCAAGGAGTTATACCTTCTGCATTTTTATATGGATGTTCCCATATTTGAATACACCCGGTTGAATTTTCTGATTTACTCATATTCCAATGGGTAGGGGTTAATTTACCTTCTAGATCTGGTATCCATTTGACATTCTTTGCGTTTACAGGATCATAAATTAATTTACCACACTCGCCTGCTACGTCCCCATCGGTAATCATTTTAGATAGTACATACTGTTTTTGTAGTTTTAATTCACCTGTTGGAAATATGTTACTGTCAGGTATTAAGAAAGCTTCAGAAGGATTCTCTGGGTTGTTTTGCTGTTCTGCTTGTAATTTATACCTGTCCTTCGATTTGAATAACTTTTCTCTCTTTATATCAATTATTTTAGAAGCTTTATGTAAATCTACAGTGCCATACTCATCACGATACTCATCGAATTTAAATTGATAGGGTACAAAGAATCCTATATTTCCATTACCTTCCCATATATCATTAAAGGATAAACAATCGTATTTCTCTGGATTAAAGAATATATCCATGATACCATCTGATATTCCAGCATTCATTGAACCTCCTGTACCGAACATATAGATAGTACCGAATTTATTCAAACCGTCCTTTGTAGCATCTGTAAGAGCTGAAAAAGTTTCAACAATATTATTGAAGAAACCAACCTCCTCTAAAGCAATTAAGTTAGGACCTGTACCATTACCAGCTAATGGATTATCAGCAAAAGTTCTATGATGTATTTTAGATCTAGACCCCTTAGTCACCCAACCCCCTGGCAATTTTTGCTCATACGCAGCTTCTATAAATTTACCTGGAAGGAGTGAACCTCTTACCTGCTTCGCAAAAGGAGAGGGTCTTTCTATACCATTAAAAATTGTATTACCTCTTAAATTCTCTAAAGCTAGTTTTGTCTTATTCAACAAATCCTGACTATACTTAGAATCTATTGCCCCTACAAGTGTCTCAGAAGAAGGTATATTGCCTGAATCTCTTCCTTCTATAAAAGCATCATAATTAGTCGCACCATCGAATAAAAAATTATGTGTGATCAATCCCCCTGCTGAAAAGTATGATTTACCCATACGACGTGCTTCAATATCTATAACATTGGAGGCGTTATTTTTGTAGATAGGTTTGCCATAATTCCTAGGATGTATTCTTCTTAAATAATCCCTAGGGTGTACATAAGTTTTAAAAGTCCCATCTTTTTTATATGCAGATTTATCTATGATTAACAAATCAAGTTTTTCCTTATACTCTTCTGGATTATCTTTTACTTTTTCTAACTCATAAACAGTGGTTAAACACGTGATAGTATCATCTTCTTCAAATCCAGAGAATCCTCTAGCTTCTTGATATATATATGCCTTCTCCCATTCTATATCTCTAAGGAAAGGACGCCCTAATGTTTTGCCTTTAGAACCTGGTAAGTTAAGTAATATTTTAGTAAAGTTTATATAGAAATATAAATTACCTGGCATCCATTTACCTTCAAACCAATAACCCTCTATGCATTTCCTTTTTTGCTCTTTCCAATAATTCTTATAATTGATTGAAAAAGGATTCATATTTGAAGGAATCTCGATAATAAAATTATTTGGATGTATTTTTTTATTATGTATTCCGGTCTCATTTACTCTCCAGTAATCAAAACTTTCTATAGATTTAAGCCTCTTCTCTTTATCCATACTAATCTATTATTACGTTTATTATAACTGAATGTAAATTTAAAAGCATAGCCAAAATTAATTACAGCATCATTTTTAAACTCAGGAGTCTTTTTCATAACACATACTACAAATCTAAAACAGGCAGCTATAAATGTATATAACTGTTTAGTAGAGTACTGGGGATATAATTTCTTCAACTCTCTACTATAATAGGTGTTTGTGTTTTTAGTTGTTGATGTTCTACTAAATAATTCCTGCATCCCCTAACGATACTTCTACGCCTCCTTTATTAGTACCTTTATCTTTTTCTGCCATTAACTTCTTTCTTGCTTCTTCTATTTCAATTGCTATCTTAGAAGTATTAGCTAATAATTTTTCTAGTATATCAGCTTCCTTCTCATATGTCAATCCATTTATATAAGATGCACGTTCTACAAATTTATTTTCATGGAGTTCTAAAGCTTTTTCTAACTTTGATTTAGTCAGATTTTCGTATTCTTTTATATAAGAATTTAATTCGTCTCTTGACTCTATATGCCATTTGACTTTTGTAGTTTTGATAGAATCTAACATATCAGTGAAGATTAATTCTATTTTCTCTTCTAGTTCTAATCCATGTACTTCTGAATCTCTATCACATATCTTCGTAATACTCCACATAACTGTAGAACTAAATATTTTATCTTTAGTTTTATCACTATTGTAGAATTTTTTAAAAGGTCCTACAGTTTTAAAAAATGGAAATTCTTCCCAGAAAGAAATACTTGTACTTACAAATCTTTTATTTAATGAGGCCATTTATTTTCTATACATTTTTGATTCATTAATACTACTTTTGCCGGTAGAAAACATCCACAACTTTTACATATATATAATCTGGTTCTGTTCGGACATGTATTACATGTTTTTAGACGTTCTGCTACAATCTCCTTTTCTTTTTCAGATAAATCATTTTTAATAAATTTGATTTTTACCAGTTTCCCCCATCCTCTCAGAATCTCTTCTAGCTTAATATCATATTTCTTTTCCATTATAAAATACAGTCTTTTTATCAAATACTAATAATTCTAGTTTCCAAGATTTAGGAATAAATGCTTTAATATAATTTTTCAAAATCATTGCATGTTTCATATGATTTATAGCTAATTGCCCAGCTAATTCTTTGTCCTCTTCTGTTGAATCTTTGTTAATGCTAAAAAGAGTATTTAGCTTATTCATATGTTCTTTATATTTTGCAACAAAGAACTTTAATCTTTTTCTTCTTTCGTACCTTGTGGCGTTTTCCTTGAATTGCTTTACATCGCCTATCACTTTGTCAGTCTCTTCCATCTTCTATAAATTTAAATGTTATTTCCTTTTTAGGTAACAAAAGCCTATTTAGTAATAAAGTACCATCTTTCTTTT